TTCAATGATTTGTATCGCACATCGACCGGTAACATGGTTGTGCCAAACTTCCGCTTCGGTGACAAGGTTACGAATCAGCAGTTAGCACAGGCACAAGATGGTTTTACCGCCATCTTACGTGAAGCGAAGAGTACCAAAGCACCGCTAAAATTTATTCAAGAGATGCGTAGCACGATGGATGATGAAACTCGTGACGCATTTGATCGGGCAATGGGTAAGTTCTACCGGCAAGATATCTTCAGTCGTGTACGCTTTGACCCGACTACCATAGCCGCACAGGAGAATCCACAACGAGCCGCACAGGCCATGGCTTCTCAACTGTCAAACGTACTCAGTGATTATCCTAATTTAGAACAGTTAGCTCCCGGAATTGCCGACGATCTATCTGCATTGTCTAAACAACTGCGTGATGCAGGTCAAAACCGTGAGCGTTCAGAGAAAGCATTGGGTGCTGTGCAGAAACGTTTTGACGATCTTAAAGCAGAGATTGAGGCAACACCAGAGGCTGGGTTTGCATTTAAGCCACAAGAAAGTGACGCTGTTGTTGCCGTTAAGGGTTTATTAACAGATCCTAATAAGCAAAAAACATTCAACCGTATCTTTAGCACTGCAGGTGAAGCAGGCGAAAGGGGTGCAGATGGTTTAACTGATGCACAACGTAGGCTAAAAGCTACGGTCGCCCAAGGTGCCCTAGAGTTAGTATACCCTGCAGGTGCACGAGGTAAAGAAACTGCAGAGCTTTCGTTTCCACAAATTGAAAAGGCCATCAAAGAAAACCCTGTCTTTGAGCAGATGTTTCCTGCCGGTGATCCTACACGGGCTACCTTTGATATGTTGGTAGAGCAGGCTCGTGCAATAGATCGTAGACAGGTACGTGCAGTCAGTGGTGAATCAGCTACTGCAACGATTAGTGATGTAGGGCAGTTAGTTTCAGAGCTAATCAACTACGTACAGGGACCACTCAGTAAAGAGGGTCGCCGTTCTAAGATGCTGTCTCGTGTGTTCTTTAAGCTGGCAGGTGGTCCTGAACAAGCATCAGAGGTCTTAACAGAGATGATGTTAGATCCTCGTGTAGCAAGCCGGTTACTGAGCGAAGCACAGCAACGTGCACGCCAAACCGGTGAAGAGGTGGGTACGTCACTGCAGAAGCTTGCAGGCGGATACATCCTTTCACGTATTGGTGTGAACAGCGTGGACCAGTTCAATCAGGAAGTCGAGTCGATGGTATTAGAAGAACAGACTGAAGGAGCCTTCGGTCAATAAAAATCATTTTCATCGGGCAGATCATCTTCTTCAGGGGCCACATTAACGTGGCCTTTTTTATAATTATCCCAGATGATCAGTGCTTCTACGCCATAGCGTGCGGCGAGTGCAATGGATACGACTACAAAAGCCAGAGAGATAAGTAGTAATAATAGAAATTCAGCCACAGTAGTCTCCTTATGGTTATACTATGGCTGTTCTATGTCATCTCAACTAAATAGCAAGATTGTCGTGGTAAGCAACGTTAAAGCCTCTTTCCCATTCTTTGAAGTAATGAGAACGGGGTCTATACGGATTCCGTACTCGCCCCGTCTTAAAGTCTTCTAAGCCTTTTAAGTAAGCTTCGTTCGGTTGCTTACGCTTCTTTTGACGTACTTGCATGTATCACCAACCCCAATCTCCATTCATGCCTGCGGCATTATAATCGGTAACCCTTTTTTCAAAGAAATTACTCATGGAGTCCGAGCCTAGCATAGTTTCCATCCAAGGCAAAGGGTTTTCTTTTACTTTCCAGTTACCCTTAAGACCCAGTTGAATGAGCCGCCGGTCGGCCAAGTATCGAATATATTGCTTAACTTCCGCTGACGACAGACCTTGTACGTCGCCCAACGAAAACGCAATATCAATAACCTTGTCTTCCAGCTTAATAGCTGTCCTAAACATTTCGTATATAGATTTCTTAAAATCATCCGTAACGATCCGTGGATGCTCTTCACAGAATTTACGGAACAGCATTGCCATACCGTCACTGTGCATCGTTTCATCACGTGCTGACCACTCGACGACGGTACACATACCGGGCATCTTGCCGTAACGTTGATAGTTCAATAGCATTGCGAATGCGCTGAACAGTGATACACCTTCATTCAGTACGCTTCGTGCAATCGACAGTGCGGTGCCACTGTGGCTGTGCATGTCAATGTTTGCCATGAAGTCTACCTTCTCTGACATCTGCTTCACATCGAGAAATGCAGAAAACTCTGCTTCATCTAAGCCGAGGGTGTCATTCAGTAATGCGTACGAACGTTGATGAATAAACTCCCGTGAAGCAAATGAAGCAAGCATTGCACGTGCCTCATTGTTCTTGAACTTGGGGATGTAGAATTCCAAATAGTTTGTGCCGACCGCTACGTCGGAGGTGGTAAACAGTTTCAGAATCTGCGTGATTTGATTCTTTTCGTTATCGGTAAGCTTACCGTTGCGCCAGTGGGCCACGTCTGTTTGAAGCTCCAGTTCATCTTCAATCCAATGAATACGCTCGTGTTCAGTTGCCTTATTTACGAACTCTGGATAGCTAAAAGGTTTATAGACTAAGCTTCCCTCAAGTAGCGACATATTAATTCTTCCTATGTTATGTGGGTTGAAGGGGTTATAAGGTTAAAAAAGCCGGTATTTAACCGGCCCATGAAACTATTATATTCAAGAAGTGCTGTCTGACAATTACTTTTTTGACTTCAATTCTAGCTCATTTCTCAAGTCGTTGATCTGTTTGATCATATCTTCCATTACTTCCTGTACGTCACGAAAGTATTGAGTAGGTGGCGTATATTCTATGCCGCTACTCGCTATCTCTTCGTAAAAACGGGTACGCTCCAGTACTTTATTCGTCGATTTTGCTGTCATTATCAAATACCCCATTTTGAATACATTGTTCGTAGGTTTCCCAGAGGCTCTGAAAACGCATGTCAGCGAAGATTTCTAGACCATGTATAGTACCGTATAGCTGATCTTCATTCATGCCCTCTAAGCGGCTGTACGTAAGCCTCAGATCATCTAATAGATGCCATGCCTCCAGTATTTTCTGTTCTAAGTCAAACTGATCAATCGGTCGGCCATCTAGATCTGTATGCAATCCGTTAATTTTCATCGGGCAACTCCAAGTTATGCTTTAAGTCTACAAATGTTACGAGGTCTAATGGTACCTGAAAGAAGTATTCTCCAGAATACACGTATTTATTCGGCACCTCGACAGGCTCTAAGTCTTTAATGTCATCAGACCAGAAAGTCGCAGCCCGATTCAGTGTCTTGTTCCAAATATAAAATTGTGTGCTAGTGTCGAAGAACTTTTGCTTACGTTGTGGTAGCTGTACAGTGTCGTACGGAAAGTCAGTGCCCTTCCATACAAGTTTCACCTCACACTCCAGTAAGTGATCATCGCACATCAAGTCTTGTTTGTACCGGTCAGGATGATCCGTCACATGTTTGCCTTGTTTCTGATTATAAAGCTTCGTCGCTTCCTTTGCCAATGCATCGTATTGTTTATACAGTTCACGGCTAAACCGCTTACGTGCTGTCATTAGTTACCTGCCAAGTGTTGTACAAGATTCATTGCTACAGCAGTGCCACTGACTGCACTGCCAATGGTGATAGCCCTATCGTTCCATACACCGCCTACATATACCCATCCAAAACTGCTTATAACGTAAGCAAGCTGTCCCCACAGCACAAGATTTGCATTGATAAGAAACACACCTATAACTGCGAGGGACATAGAAACCCACTTGACGTACCAGTCTATAGTACCGGTAGGTGTAGTAGGTTTGATCTCTTCGTATTGTACTTGAAGATCGTCCAGTTCCTGTTGCAGTCTCTTCTTTTCAGTAGCCAGTTCCATGGCGAGTTTCCCCGCCTTGGACATTTGACTGGCTTTGAATTGTTCCTGAGTGTCTGCAGAAACTAGCTCCTCTACCCCTGACATGATACGCACTCGTCATCGCCATCGAAGTCTTTGAGGGCATTACGCTCTACCTTGGTGCCTACCTTTTCTGCAGTCACACCGGCAGATGTACGTAAGTAGTACAGGCCCTTCAATCCTTGTTTCCAAGCATTCAAGTGAATACGGTTCACGTCTGCCTTATCTTGACCTGACGGGAAGAACAAGTTGACGCTTTGCCCCTGACAAATAAACTCTTGTCGCTTTGCGGCGTGTTCAACAACCCACGTTTGATCTAATTCAAATGCTGTCTTAAACACCTCTTTTTCTTCGTCGGTAAGAAATTCTAGCTGTTGTACAGATCCTTCATTAGAAATGATGGACTTCCATGTATCGTCAGTGTTTTTACCGTGGCCTTCTAACACCTGCTCAAGTGCTTTGTTTTTGACGAAGTGAGCACCTGCACGAGTACGATGGGTATAAGCATTAGACTTAATAGGCTCAATAGAAGCACTAGAATTGCAGAGAATGCTACTGTTTGCATTGGGTGCGACTGCCAGTAAGTGTGCATTACGTAGCCCTGTACCTTCCATGTCAGGAGCCTCACCACGTTCTCCGGCCAACGTCTGCGATTCATGGGTGGCCTCCTCCTTGATGTGCTTAAACACCTTGTAGTTTTCACTACTCGCCTGCCACGACTCCCATGCAATACCTTTAGACTGCAGGTATCCATGGAAGCCCATCGCACCCAAACCTATCGAGCGTTCTCTTTCAGCAGAGTGTCTAGCTTTTCTAAGTTCGTCTGGTGCATTGTCGATAAAGTATTGCAATACGTTGTCAAGGAATCTGACCAAGTCTCGTACCATTGTTGTTCCGCCCCACTCGTCGTACTTTTCGATGTTGACGCTTGAGAGGCAACAGACTGCTGTACGCTCGTTATCTGTCGGGAGGTGGATTTCATTGCAGAGGTTAGAGCCATGAACCCTGAGTCCAAGTTCTTTTTGGCTAGCTGGTAAGCCTCGGTTGGCTGTGTCGATAAAGTTAAGGTAAGGACTGCCAGTTCTGAACCGAGCTTCAAGTATTCTTTGCCAAAGTTCTCTAGCTGGCATTGTATCTCTTGTAGATCCGTCATTAGGGTCTCTAAGTTTCCATTCGTATCCATTGATTACGCTCTCCATAAAGTCGTCTGTGATGTTCACAGCGTTAAACAAATTAAAGCACTTGCGGTTGATGTCTCCGCCGGTCGGTACTTTAAAGTTAATAAACTCGACAATGTCAGGATGACTTACGTCGAGGTAGGCAGCGTAGCTACCTTTTCGGGTACGGCCCTGCTTCCATGCAGTCATACCAGAATCAATTACTTTCAGAAACGGAATAGGTCCAGGAGCTTTGTTGCTAATGCCTCGTACTGCTGACCAATGTCCGCCGACACCTCCACCCTTTACAGACAACCACGCTACCTCATTTGGATGAGATATAAGGCTGTCGAGAGTGTCATCCACGTAAGAAAGGAAACAAGAAATAGGCAGTCCCGCTGACGATCCGTCAGATGATGGGGCGTTAGATAGTACAGGGCTGGCAAACATAAACCAGTTAAGACTAGCATAATCATAAATCCTCTGAGCTAATTCGTAATCACCACCGCAATAAGCCTCTGCCGCCCTCGCATACGTCTCTTGTGGGCTTTCTTCCCACGGTAGCATGTAGTAATCCTTCATTAAAGCCATGCCTTGTTCAGACAGCAAAGCATCTCGATCTGTTTTAATTTGTACTTTCACTCGCTTGTTCCTTGTAGATATTGAATGTCTTGTTGAATATGTGACGTAGTTCCTTAGCGGCCCTCTCTTCTTCAGGACTTAGCTCATTGGCCTCGACCATAGTGAGCATTTCATCTGCAAAGCCAAGTAACTTGATCAGTTGACCTTCTGGCAACTTAATCTTGATCATTTTGCGGCTCACCAGTTCACTCCTTTACACTTCTCTAGCAGTTCAATCTTCTTCTCCAAGAACCACTGTGCCTTACGGGCATTTTCTATAGGGTCATCCTTCATAAACAGACGACTGCCAAGATACTTATGCACCGTACCCCAACAGTAGTGAGCGGCGTACCACGGACCCATGATGTCCTCAATGTAGTCAATCGTTTCAATATCCCCTGCCGTATAGTGCGAGGGGTGATTGATTGCGTCGTACTCTTCCACAGAATCATTCATATCGTTGACCATCTCAAAAAAGGAGGCCCAATCTTTTTTATCACTCATGCTTCACCCTCTACATCCATACGAAGCAACTTTAAGTCTTCGTCTGTTAAGTTCTCGTAGTAAGAAATATCTTCACTACCCACTACAAAATCGAATGGTTTGTGCCCCTGTATCGAATATTCTAAGCCTGCACGCAAAATAGTATCCATGTCGTTCTGTATCAGGTTGGCAATGCCCGACATAAAGATAGCAAGCATGTCGTCGTGATCTATGTCAGACTCTGGATCGAAATCCTTTTCGATATTCATGTTGGTTGGGTAGAACCCACAGGCAAAGTTAGTTGCCCCATCTTCATTGACACTGACCCGCAGGAATGCCTCCCCCGGTGCCAAATCTAAATTAACGGTTGTGTCACTCATTAAACCATTCCTCTGGTATTTGTTTATCTGCGTAAAGAAATCCGTGTTTCGTACACCAGTCTGCGTACGAGGTTTTAGATCCTTTGCGTATCTTTGCACGTGAATTAGAGAATACGAATCGTATGTCGAAGTCGACCTGCTCTTTGATCCATATATGTTTCTTGCGGTCCTCTAAAGTGAAACGCCCTTTTGTTTCAACCACAATACCATTAGGCAGGACAAAGTCAGGAGTGTACGTTCGATCAACAGCGGGTTGTGTAAAGCTAATTCGTGAAGCTGGATCTTCATACTTAACACGTAATCCTTTGCTTTTGATCTGATCCGCAACAGTCTTTTCCAAGCCGGATTTATATCCATATTTTCTAGCCGCCCTACTGAACGTCATCTACGTACACCGTATAGTATCGCCACGGCTTATTCTTAGCCTGCGAAGCTTCTACCCTGCGATATTGTAATGTAGGCCAACAGGAGTACTTGTAGTCGCAGTACATGCAATCCTTTTCAATGTAGCGATTTCCCGTCGGCTTACCTCGGTACGTCTCTTCAATATCCTCAAAGCAACGCTCAAAGGTAGCGTCAGTCGCAATGTAGTCGAAGGTATCTTGAATCACTTCAGTGTACTCGTCTTCGTACGATGCGTCGGCCTCAATCACTTTCCATTGACCGGTAGACTTATTGACTACGATCCACCCGCCAAATGGCTTACCACTGGCTTTAGCGTAGCCGAAGCCCTGAGCCATATACCCAAAAGAATCATCGGCCCTGACCGCATTGAAGTCCTTGAATTTATGCTCAAACGCAAAAGGAGATGCAGACTTGATGTCCCACACTTTCCCGTCAATCACGACATCGTATTCGCCCATGATAGACTCGTCGCCCTGAAGGGGTAGCTCTACCTTTCCGTGGTAGGACTCGACTGGTATACCTGCACCACGCATTAAAAGCAACGCCAACACTTCGATCGTATCGCCTAACAGCATCTTCATAATGAAGTCATACGAAGGCTTACTGGCTTTCTCTGGGTGATTCTTTTGCCACCACAACTGGCAACGGGGTCTACCGGCGTTAGACATACGAACAGTAAAGTCCCGTACGCTTTCACGGTTAAACTGCTTAATCAATGCGTTACGAAAGTCTTCACAGGCTTGATCAATCAATGCGTCATCGACAGGGGGAGCTTCCCCTGCCGACAACTTAGATAGATACTCCTGTATCCGAACCTCGTATTCATGAGGCATTTCGGACATTATGATGCCTCTTCAAAGTCAGCATCAAGGTATCCTTCAACTTCAGATACTACATCAGAGTCTGCAGAATCGGATTGCTTTCCGTACAAAGCGGAATTGTGCTTTTCAATGATCTGCTTGTTTTCTGCGTTGACGGTCTCCAAGACTTTGCTCATAAACTGCAAATCATCTGTGCTGATCTCTGTGATGTTAGAAAAGTCTGGCTCAAAACCAGTGATGAAGTATGTGACAGATCCGTTCTTCTGACGGGTGGTCGCCAGCTTACTCTCAACTTGCATAAACTTAATCTTCTGATTCTTGCAAGGTTCAATCACATCATTTGAGAATGACAAGAA